TGAGTCGGGTCTCCTCGGTACCGGCTTCTCGATGGATGACCTGGCCGCCCTCTTGGCCCATCCCGAGCCCGTGCCCGACCCGCCCGTACCCGAGGCGCCGGCGGTCGCCCGCACCCGACCCGGTGAAGCCTGGCGCCTCGGAGCTCACGTGGTCATGTGCGGCGACTGCCGCGACGCCGACGCCGTGGCCCGCCTCCTCGACGGCGCCGTCATCAACGTCGCCTTCACTTCGCCGCCCTACGCCGACCGGCGCGACTACGACACCGACTCGCCGTTTCGACCCGTCCCGCCCGATGACTACGTCGAGTGGTTCGCCCCCTGTGCGGCCAACGTCGCCGCCCACCTGGCCGCCGACGGGTCGTGGTTCGTGAACATCAAACCGCCCGGCGAGGACCTCGACACCGACCTTTACGTTCTCGACCTGGTGGCCGCCCACGTGCGCCGCTGGGGTTGGCACTTCGCCACCGAGTTCTGCTGGGAGCGCTCCGGCATCCCCAAGCACGTGACCCTGCGGTTCAAGAATCAGTTCGAGCCGGTCTACCAGTTCGCCCGGGCCCGCTGGAAGGTCCGCCCCGACCACGTCGCCCACCACTCCGACAACGCCATCTTGAGCCTCGGTCCCGGCTCGGGTGCCACCACCTGGAGCGACCGCCAAGGCTCCAGCGATGTGATCGACGGCGCCCGCCGCGCTCGACGCTCGACCTTGACGCCGGGGAAGCTGGCGAACTTCCAGGGCGCGCCCGACGAGGGCGCCCGCATCCGCGCCGCCCGTCGCCGCCGCCACGGCACCACTCAGTTCATGTCTGACGCCCAGGGCACCAATAGAGAGCCAGGCGAGTTCGTCGGCGAGGGCATGGCCTACCCCGGCAACCGCCTCCCCACCTTCAGTGGCGACCACGAGGCCACCGGCCACGCCGCCGCCTTCCCCGTCGGTCTGCCCGAGTGGTTCGTCAACGCCTTCTCCGACCCCGCCGATGTGGTCTATGACCCCTTCGCCGGGTCGGGCTCGACGCTGCTGGCCGCCGAGCGGGCGCGGCGGGTGTCGTACTCGATGGAGATAAGCCCCCGCTACGTCGATGTCATCTGCGAGCGCTGGCAGCGCCACACCGACCAGCGCCCCGTGCGCGTGGCCACGGGCAAGGCCGTCGACTTCACCCGGCCGGCGCGATGAGCAGGCCCAGCCCGTACCACTCGAAGCTCTACCAGCGCAACCGTCTGGTCGTGCTGGCCGAGGCCTCGGGCCGCTGCTACGTGCCCGGGTGCCTGCGCCTGGCCACGACCGCCGACCACATCGTGCCGCTCTGCGAAGGCGGCGCCCACACCCTCGACAACCTGCGGGCGTGCTGCCCGCACCACAACTCGGTGGGCGCGGCGCAGATCACCAACCGCCGCCTCACCCTCGGCCGGCGCAGTCGTGTGTGGTGAACCCCAAGGGCGCCACTGTCATGTGGCCGACCGCCGACGGCTTCGGGTTCCTCTGCGCCTGCGGCACCCGCACCGAGGTGGTGCTGGTCCTGCCCGCCGGCCCACACGCCGGCCCGGTGGAAGATGGCGGTCACCTGCGACGGGTGCCTGAGCGCGCTGTGGTTCACCTGCCTCCCCCCTGGGTCAGCGCCCACCCCGTGACCCCTACCACCCGGGGGGGTGGGCACGGCGCCGGCACTCGAAGCGCTGGGGGTGGCCCACGCCCCCACCCCGAGTGCTGCCTGCCACCACAGCCACCCCCCCGGGTGTTTTTCCTGGTCGGCGGCCTCGGCATCACGTACGAACCCCTTTTTGTGCGGCGAGCGAAAACCTCCGGCGGCGACCAAAATGGTCCCGGGATGGAGGGCGAGAGAGTGAGTGATGGGCGCAAAGCCCCGTAAGCGGACAGAAGGGGCCGGGGGAGTGGTTGAGCCGCCCTCGTGGTTGACGCCCGAGGCGGCCGAGGTGTGGCGGCGCACCATCGCCCTGCGCCCCGACGCCGACGCCGACGCCCTCTGCGTCTACGCCAACGCCGTCGCCGAGTACGGCCGGGTCCAATCACTCCTCGACCGTTCCGGCCCGCTCATCCAGGGCGCCAAAGGTCTGGTCCGCAACCCTCTGCAGCAGGTCAAGGCGGCCAACGCCCAAGTGGTGCGCCAGCTCGGGCGGGACCTGGGGCTGCTCGGCCCGGCCGACGTCAGCGCCCCCCCGCGGCGCTACCGCAACCAGAGATCCGCCGAGGCGACGATATCCGCCCTGCGCCAACTCGGGCACCTGGAGCCCGTCGACGAGGCGACGCTGGCACTCGTGCGTACCGTCGCCAGCGCCCTCGACATGATCGAGGCCACCGAGGCGCCCGCCGCGTTGGCCAGCCTGGCCCGGGTGCAGCTGGCGGCGATCACAATGCTGCGGAGCTACGCCGATGACAGCACTGACACGCTCGCCGCCCTCCTCGCGTCCATGTCCGGCGAGATGGGCGACGCCCCGGAGGCCTGAGCGCAAAACCTACGGCGGGCGCCTCGCCAAACTGGCCCGCACCCTCGACCGTCCACTCATGCCCTGGCAGGCCCAGGTCGCCAACGTGGCCCTCGAGGTCGACGCCATCACAGGGCTCCCCGCGTACCGCGAAGTGCGGGTCAAGGTTCCCCGCCAGTCGGGCAAGACGCTGCTCATCCTGCTCGCCGAACTCGACCGCTGCCTGTACTGGGGTCAGCTGCAGCGGGTCCTCTACGCCGCCCAGGACCGCAACAACAGCCGCCTCAAGTGGGAGGAGCAAGCCGACTTCCTGGCCCTGTCGCCTTTGGCCAAAGCGATCCACACCTACCGCCAGACGGGCCTGGAGCGGATGGTCGTGCCCGCCACGGGCAGCCAGATCGGCATTACCGCCTCGGGGGAGACGTCGGGTCACGGCTTCTATCTCGACCTGGGAGTGATCGACGAGGCGTGGGCGCAGCGCGACGAACGCTTGGCCCAGGCGTTCCGCCCCGCCATGATGACCAGACCGGCGGCGCAGATGTGGGTTCTCTCCACCGAGGGGACCGACGAGTCGGTGTTCCTCAACGACCGCTGCGACGACGGACGGGCCCGGGTGGAGGCGGGGGCGACCTCGGGGGTATGCTACTTCGAGTGGTCGGCCGGCGACGACGACGACCCTGACGACGAGGCGACCTGGTGGGGGTGCATGCCCGCCCTGGGGCGCACAGTCAGCATCGAGACGATACGGGCCGACCACGACGCCCTCGACGCCGGCGACTGGTCGCGGGCCTACTTGAACCGCAGGGCGCCGGCGGGCCTGACCGTCATCCCGACCCTGACCTGGGCGGGTCTGCGCCGCTCCGAGTCGCAGCTGCGCGGCACCCCCTGTTTCGCCGTGGACATCACTCCCGACCGGTCGTGGACGAGTGTCGCCGCCGCGGGGTTCACCGGGGACGGCAAGGTCCACGTCGAAGTGGTCGAGCACCGCCCGGGTACGGAGTGGGTGCCGGAGCGGATGTACGAGCTTTATTCCCGTTGGGCGCCGTGGCCGGTGGTTATCGACCCCGGCGGCCCGGCCGGGTCGCTGTCGGTCGACCTCGCCGGGGTGTCGGTTAAGACCGACGCCGTCTCAGGGCGCGAGTACGCAGCGGCCTGCGGGAACTTCTACGACGCGGTGATCGCCGGGCGCGTGGTCCACCTCGACCAGCCGGTACTCAACGCCGCGGTCGCCGGCGCCCGGAAGCGGATACTCGGTGACGCCTGGGCGTGGGGGCGCAAGGGCGGCGCCGATGTGTCGCCGCTGGTGGCGGCCACTCTGGCACGCTGGGGTCTCGTGAAGGCCGGCGAGGGCACCATCCAGGTGCTATGAGACCCGTCGAGCCGCCACCCGATGGCGCTGGGCGTTCTGACCTGCGACGATATCTACCGGTGCTCATCCAACTACTCGGCGTCGTCGCCCTGGCGGTCGGCTTCGGGTTACTCGAGGTGTGGGCCGGTCTCGTCGCCGGCGGTATCGGTCTACTCGCCTTCGGGGTCGCCGCGGAGCTGGGCGAAGCGAAGGACTGACCCACATGGGGCTGGCCGCGCTACTGACTCGGAGCTCGCCCAACGTCGCCCCCGCGTCACAAGCCGCCCCGGCGCTGGGGCCGACGCAATTCATGGCCGGACCTGAGCAGCGCTGGCCGCCCTCGGCCGTCCTGCCGCCGCCCTCCGAATCACAGGCCCTGTCGGTGCCGGCGTTCTGGCGGGGCTGCGCGTACGTGTGCGGCACGGTCGGGATGCTGCCCCGCTACGCCTACCGCGGGACCGACCTGGTGGACCCCCAGCCGCCGGTCATCGTCCAGCCCGACCCCAACCAGTCGCCTATGGCGTTCTGGTCGGGCATGGCCGAGAGCCTCACCCTGTACGGCAACGCCATCAGC